CTCGCTCAAGTCAGCGCAGGGTGAGTACACAAAGGCTCGACAAGAAATCGCAACACTACGTCAACAGGTAGCACCTGTGGCAGCACCAGTGGTACCAGCTCAGGAGCAACCGGTCGGGGAATCAATTCCGTCGATTCCAGAGGAACTGCGTATCCCAGAAGCACCAAAGGCACCACCAGTTGACGAGACGAAGACAAGTAAGGCACAGTTGACGCAGGAGGAGTGGACCAAGTATTCGACCGAGTTCGCTGTCAGTAACTCTCTAAGTGAGACTACGCTGGCAGAGATCAAGTCGAAGACTAATCTACCCGACTTCGTCATCCAAGATTTCCTTCAGGGCCAGAAGGCCCGTCTTCAGCAAGCTTATGCAGAGGCAGCCGTCAGCGTCGGAGGAAAAGATACACTTGCCAAGGTCTTTGATTGGGCCAGCAAGAATCTCTCCGCAGCAGAACAGGCCAACGTCAACGCATCGCTTGCGTCACCTTCATGGGAGATGACACTTCTAGGTCTCAAGGTCAAGTTTGACCAAGCCTCCTCGAAGCTCACCTCCAACGAACCCGTAAAGACAGGGGCAAAGGCAGTAGCCGCCGTTCAGGCAGTCACTACCAACAACATGCCTTATGCCTCCAAGGGTGAGTTCCTCTCAGAGCGTAATGATCCACGCTTTTCTAAGGATCAAAAATTCCGTGCGGCAGTCGAAAATCGAATGAGCCGCACAAACTTCAACACTCTCTAAACAAGGACAACTAAGCTATGGCTTATCCAGATCTATCAGCAACAGCAATGCGTACCGACATGACCATCGGTGTCGCAGGCCCAGTCGTCGGAGCTAACAAGCTCTGGCTCTCAATCTTCTCCGGTGAGACTCTCGCCGCCTACGACCAGTCCAACATCTTCGAGCAGCTCGTTGACCACAAGGTCCTCAGCGGCGGCGTTGCTTGGGAATTCCCAGTCACCGGCACCGTCAGCATCGTCTCAGCATGGAACGCGGGCGTTGAGCTCAGCGGAAACAGCAGCACCACTGCTTCTTCCACCATCGCTGTCAAGCTCGACAAGCGTCCAATCGCTGCTCACTTCGAGATCGACAACATCGACCTCATGCAGAGCCAGTGGGAATTCCGCGCCGAGCTCGCTCGTCAAGCGGGTCTCTCCCTCGCCAACGCCCGTGACAAGCAGATCGCTGCTTACATCGGTCGCGCTGCTGCCGAGGCTCCTCTAGCTTCCGATCCACGCGGCATCGTCGCTGGTCCAGTATTCCCATCGCTCCTCTTCAAGGACCTTGGCGCTGGAATCAACACCGCCGCTACCGGCGCTGAGCGTTCAGCTGCTGCTCTCGAGGCCCTCCGCGCTGCGGAAGACTTCGTTGTGTGGCTACAGACCATCAACGCGCCAACCGATGGCGTCTTCCTCGCCGTCACCCCACGTGCGTTCCAAGACATCCGTGCACTCGGTGTCGCTCGCACTCAGGCTACCGCACAGGCTTCACAGCCAATGTTCGGTGGTGGCGATCTCGCCGGTGGACTCGGTATGGGACTCTCGATGGGTCTCAACAACCTCACCGACTCCCTCGATTACATGGGCGTCAAGATCATCAAGTCCAATCACCTCCCAATCGCCAACTACGCCGCTGGCGCAATTGGTGAAGCACGTTACAACCTCCAGTTCGGTGATGCGGGCTGCGTTGGCCTCATCTTCCAAAAGGCTTGCGTTGCTTCGCTCAAGCTTCAGGGCCTCAAGGTCGACACCGTCGATGACGTTCGCCGCAACACAACCTTCACGGTTGCTAGCGCCATGAACGGCACCGGCGTCCTTCGCCCAGAGTGCGCTGCTATGCTCGTCGGCAACGTCGCCGCGAACACCGCTGCCTCCGGCAAGATGTTCGTCGATGGCCCAACCGTCAACACCACCGTTGATGCGGCTTGGTCTGGCGGCTCCGAGGCAGGAGTAGCCCGTGGTTACCTCCGCACCGGCCTCGTCATGACCGCAGAGTTCGGCGCTACCGCGTCAGCTGCGTTCCCATACCTCAACACTTGATGTTGATGTGTGAGAGTCTGTAAGATGTGATTCCCACCCTTCCAAGAAGGGACAAGTGATCGTCAGCATCTCCTCGCAGTAACCTACTGCGTTGTATCCGGCTGCTCCCCGAAAGGGGAGTGGCTGGTTTCCCAGTCAAACACGTTTCACGTTCATACACATCCAACAAAGGATGGCATACCCCTAACAATAAAGGATTACCCACATGGGTTACCTCAGCAAGCTAAACGCAGTTAATCTAATGCTTCTCGCCTCTGGCGAGTCGCTAGTCGCAGACCTACAAGAAGCCTCAGGCATCGACACAGGCATCTCGGAGTTCCTCCTTGATCAAGCCAGCCTCGACCACCAGCTTCGTGGTCTAGTAGAGAACAAGATCACACGCAAGCACGAATTAACAGTGGCGGGAGAGATCCTACTTGGATACCCCAACACCGATTACCTCGGAGTCTTGGCAGCCTCCCTCGTTGTTCCAATGCGGAACGGAGAAGGAGACCTTATCCAAGTGCGCGTACAGGAGGGCAACCCCCCGCGCCTCTGGAACATGACCGACGAGACCCCGACCTTTGAGATCGGGACTTACTATGTCGAGACGGTGAACCTACTTTCGTGGGAACAACTCGACACCGTAGCACAGCGAGCCGTCTTGGCTGATGCCATGCGCAAGTACCAGATGATGACGCAGGGTGATACCGGCGCCGACAGGCTACTTGCCGAACAGGTCATGATCTACCGGATCAAGGCCAAGGCAGACAACACCACAAACGCCAACTATAACATCTTTTCCAACAACCAGACCGCTAACGATGCTGTGAACCGTACATCAAACGGAATCAGCCCTCGAATGTGGAACGGAGGAGCCTAACATAAATGTCTAGCCCTACTTCAATCTCTATCCAGACTCTATCGTCTGGCGTAGGGCGACAGCCCATGTCCAAGCGGACACCCTACGAAGCGCAGAACATTGATAACTGCCTAGTGTCACTCGAGAAATCAGTTGAGAAGCGCCCCGGGTTCGAGGTACTATCCTCTAGCCCAACGGTGTTTGATCTCGGCTTTCTACCAGCAACACTAGATCCACACTTTGAGTGGTTCACCCTCGATAACGACAACCGATTCTTGATCATCATCGACAGAGCTTCTCCGACACCGGCATCGAAGCTGTACTATGTGATCAAGGTTAATGGCGATACGTGGACAAACGTAACGCCAGAGTATCAATGGGACGCAGAAGACCCAGCTCTAACGTATGAAGCCGCCCCCGCCCAGAACAGCCCAAAGATTGAGCTATTCAACTTCGCTGAATCCACGAAGGCAGACGGACAAACAACTGAACAACGTTATGAGGAACTACTAGCGGGTGGCATCCTTGATGTGAACTCGCGAAACTACCTAGTTCACGGTACAGGGGATACTCGAGATATTCTCAAGACCATCCACTTCGGGTCTAACGTCTTTTATCTAAACACACATGTGTACGCTGGGTTTACCAGCGGTACAAACAACCTTACTGTCAACAACTACGGTCTATCAACTTTACAACCTGATCTCATCGGGCAGAAGGTGACCTACTACTCAGCACTAAAGGTTCGCAAAACCACCGATGGCCGGCTATACCCACAGGGTACAGTCTTGGCACCGGGGGATGAGTGGGATACTACATTTATCGCTAAGTATATCCCTGTTGAGAACTACGTCTTCGGGTCTTTCGAGACTCCGTGGCTTGGCCAGTCACTTGAGAACTTCGGGGAGCTTCGGCTACCCCCAGCCAAGAATGACTTCTATGCCAACAACTCAGAACTCGATGAATCACCGGACGATACTACTGCTCGAGACATGCTAGCACTGCTGTACGACCCAGCCACCGCCTTCGCGGATACTGTGGGAGTGTCAGACGTGGACGGTCGCGGTAAGATCTATTACTGCAACGCCTCGTACCTAGGGATTGATCCGGGATACTTCCGGATTGTCAACTTCCCAACAAGCGAAACATCCGATCTAAACTCCATCGTCGGCACCGGCTCTCCATACACCCAAAAGGTACGATCACCTGACAATTGCTCAGTGATCGATGCAAGCCGAATGCCACAGCAGCTTCAATGGGACGGACTCAAGTTTGTCTTGGGACCCGTTGACTGGGCTCACCGCACCATCGGTGACCGGGAAACCAACCCCGGGCCATCCCCATTCCTAGACGATAACGACGAAGCTCGTCACGTTCGCATCACAGCCATGGCTAACTTCCGCGACCGCCTATTCTTTGCAGCCGGAGACGTAGTCTTCAGCTCCCAGCTTGGCGTACTAAGTGACCTCTGGATCAAGGACCCAAGCAACATCGGTGTAGCCGATCCTGTGGATGTCCGCGCCTCCAGTAACTCTTACGCTGAGATCATGGCAATGATCCCGTTCGATAACTACCTCTTCCTAAACACAAAGGGTAGTACCCAGTTTGAACTTAAGGGGGATAACGGACTGATCTCACCGCTAACTGCAGAGATCTCCCCGACAACCTTCTACTCGACCCTTGATCTTGTAGCACCTCAGGTTCTTGGATCCCAGATTTACTTCTGGGATAGCGGCCGACTCTATGTCTATCTCAACCAAGACTCACGTGCTCTCAACACCGCAATCGAAGTGTCCGCAACCGTTCGCGGTTACCTACCTACCGATATCGCGGCGACTTGCACGGCCAACGCGCAGTGCTACGTCATCGGCGTGGATGAGAACACCCCATCAGATATCTACATCTACTGCAACAGATTCTCAGGAGATCGAATTGCACAGAGCGCATTCTGGCGCTACCGCCTAGACACAATGGATTCCGTTTACGGGATCAATGTGTGGAATGAGCAACTATATGTAGTGAGCAAGCGAGAAATCGATACATCCGCGTGGTACCTAATGCGTACCAAGCTTGAGTCCGAGGAGCTTAACGTTCCTCGCCTTGATTACATGTCTCGACTCGAGCTCTCAGAAATCAACACCCACTCTGTTGGTCTAACCAACACGATCACCATCCCCTACGGTATGCCGTCAGCGGATGTGGTAGTTGTCCTAAGCGACGACTTTGAGGCAGATGCCTTGTCGGTCTATCCGGCCAGCTCAGTCGAAGTCGACGGCGTATCCACAACCCTAGTGGTTCGTGGTATCAACCTGTCAGACCACCTTGGTAAGAATGTCTACATTGGTACAAAGTTCAGAATGCTGGTAGAGCTATCAACTCAGTTCCAGCGCGATCAGAACGCCAACATCATGGAAGGCGTCCTCAACCTAAAGACTCTCACCGTTAGACACGCAAACACAGGTGCCTACACAGTGCAAGCAGTTAGGCGTGGCCGTTCCACATCACTAGATACCTCCTTCTCGGCAACAAACCTAGAAGGTGTTATCTCCATTCAACCAGATGGAGTACTCACAGCCAAGATCTTTGGCTTCGCTGAGTCAACCGTTGTATCGCTTCTTAGTGATTCACCGGCTCCAACCAACATTACACAACTAGAGTTCCGTGGGATTTACTCCCGCAAGAACTCCTCACTAAGGTGACCTCATGGCTACAAACCTAACCACAGTGACGGTGACACAGGATGGAGTATACAGTCTCCCGATCTCATATTCCGAGATCACACTCCTGTCGTCAATCGACAAGACCGAGCAGCTCATTGTACAACGTACTTCCATCGCCAGCATCATGGGCCTAGCACTAGATTCGGATGAGTATGTTGACTTCGGGCGCATTCCGGCAGCATGGATTACGTTCGATGACACAAACCGAACCATCACAGCAATCACCATCCCAGCGAATAGCGTTGCTACGCGCACCGATGGATCGACAGTTGCGATTGCAGCTCTAGAAGCTGACGAACCCCTCGACATTCAGCGCCGTACCATGTACGCTGAGCCGTATGTTGAGTGGGTAACCGGATCTCGCATCACAGCGGATCAACTAAACGCAAACACAGAGCAGCTCCTTGGTCTAATCCAAGAGATGCGCGGGCAGATCGACTACCTATTGGCCCGAGACAGCGTCGTCATGACTAACCCAGCAACCGCTATCCTAGACATGGATGGATTCCAGATCACTGGACTACCGGGTATGTACACTGGAACAAACCCAGTGACTAAGGACGACCTAGAAACCTATGTCACCGATCTCTACGGAGCAGCCGATGGGCTAGCTACCCTAGATGAATCCGGTGTTATTCCGGTATCACAGATTCCCGGCACCATGGGAGCACTCCCCGGCTCCTTCTTCGCATCTAACTCCAAGCCAACACGGTCATCCGGTGGCGACGGGCTATTTGAGTGGGGCAGCTTGTGGTATAATACCACCCAAGGACGCCTCTATGTATACATCCACGACGACCGTTACACGGCACTCACGGAAGCATACGACGGCGAAGTTGGTTACTGGGTTGACGTCTCCGCACCAATCTAAAAAGGAAACACATGCCAGCACTATTTCTAAACTTCCCAGATGCTCCGGTCAATGACGAGCTCTATCTGGCTGGCAACGGAGTAACCTATATCTACTCCCTAGCCAACAACTCATGGACTGTAAACACATCGACCGCGTCCGGCGTGGATAACTCCACCGACCGAGACAACATCATTGTGAAGCTGAACCGGGTTGGCGGGGCGGTCAATACACTCGTACCAGCCATCGGCTTTAGCCACGACGACAACGGTACCCTACAGGTCAAGGGTGATGACACACATCACATCATTGACATTGCTGACTCCACCTCCGCCATTCTCAACTACTTCAACAAGTCCGGTATGCTGAACATCGCGGGTAAGTCTTATTACCAAGCGTCAGCTCCATCCGTATCGGGTGCAGACTACACCGGCTGTCTGTGGATCGACTCAGACAACGCAGAGCTATTCCACTGGAGTGGCTCAGCGTGGGTTGCTGTTGGTTCTGGAGTTACCCTCACAGGAACACAGACCATCTCCGGCGCTAAGACCTTTAGCACCGACTTGGCACTATCGAGCACCGCAGCCATCATTGGCTCCGGTGTGTCGAAGTCCATCATCCTCAAGCCAACCACATCCGGCTCCACCGCAACCACGTCATTCACATTGACGCCAACTACTGCAACATTTGCACCAGCCGTTGCCGTTGCCTTTAGCGCAATCGACACAGGGACGGTATCTACCGTTCTCGTTGACATGACTACCAATCAAACCGTTGCTGGAATTAAGACCTTCAGCGATCAGGTAAAGATTACCGATAGCATCATGTTCAATGGTGGAACAACTGGCGTTGATTTCAACATCACCAGCAACAGCTCCACCTCCAACGTTGATACCGCTAACATTGTTATCCGAAGCAACGCTAACGCCAGCACTCGGTACATCAAGCTCAACGAGAAGGCCAACACAACCAACGGCGTTACGATTAATCCAAAGAACCCAGACGGCGTTGGCCGAATGTATGTCGCTGGAAACGTGTACGTCGGTGGTAACATCGAGCTCTCCGGAACGGTAACAGCAGCCGCTGGTTTCGCCACCGTGAGCAAGTCGATGGGATCACTGAGGGCTCTAACACCAGCCGCTGGTACTGCCAACCGAGTTCCAACTCAAATCGGCTACCTCACCTTCACACAGGTTGTTGGTACCCCCGGGAACGAGAACGACGGATACATCCGCGTATATAACTCCGGTACCGCAACAGTTAAGTTCTACGCTGCTCGTCAGCAGACTCTACTTGCTGGAACGTACTGCTACAGCGAGCGTAAGATTACCCTTCCCGCCGGTCAGTATCTACAGATTGGGCCACTAGTTGCCTTTTACTTTGAGACAATCGACTCAACCGGCCAAGAGAACCTACTCTACGCCAACTCAATCGCCACTTTCAACCTAGAAGGATCGGAGACACAGAGCATTGGGTTTACTTTCACACTCGCTTCCTGACACCCTAGACGCCGCTGTTCAATCGGGCATTACCGTTGAGCAGCTCATCTTCGTTATTAGTGCTGTGTGCATTCCCGGTATCTCTGCCGTATTCTACGTCGTAAGTAAGATCTCAGCTCTGGAAACAAAGCTGACGGCAATTGAGGAATTGCGCACACAAGAAAAGAACAACTTACTGTTCCGCCTCGAGCGAATCGAAGCGCACAACCACGATATTCGCAACAACGTACAGGCTTTAGCCTTGATGTTTGCACGAGGAGAAAACAATGATCGCAAGAACTACCCTATGCGTGATGATGGTTAACCTAGTTGGATGCTCTGCGGTCACCGAGATCAACAAGAGCGCTAACAGCATCACATCTATCGCGCAGCAATCTAAGGAAAACTTTGAAGGAATCCGAGAAGCCATCCAAGCCAGTCCCCCCCGACTCGCCGAAGCCACCGAAAGATCCGATCAAGGGATTCAACAACAG